CCATCGCCGATGTTCAAGCTGTTCGTCGCTGCCGCTGCCATCGTGGTCGGTATGCTGATCCTCACCGGTTGCGCTGCAACCCCCCCCGAGAAGCCAGCTGCTGTAGCGCCAGTCAAGGATGGGGTGGAAGTGATTTCCATCCTCAAGATCGACCAGTGCGACAAGGCGGTCGCCTACTTCGCTGTCACGAACAACGGCGTCATCCACGCCGTCAGCGCCAAAGAGCTGTCGAAAGACCAGATCGAGGGTATCGAGACCGACATGCAGGCGCTGCCAGAGGGCAATGCCGGCCAGCTCGACCTGCCGTGTCTGCCGACAGACCAGACGTGAGTACCGATGCCGAGCCGCTCAGCACGTCAGCATCGCCTCATGGAGGGGATCGCGCACGGCTGGAAGCCCAGCGGCATGAAGAACCCGCCGCCGGTGTCGGTCGCGAAGGAATTCGCGGCGGCAGACGAGCGCTCATCGAAACCGCGGACCTCCGAGTCGGCGCCCGACAGCTCGTCAGACAAGTAGGCCGCATCCTGCACACCTACGAGCCGCGCCCGCAGCTCGACACGCAGCTGATCCCCGTCCTGCAGTTCAACTACTGGACCATGCGGGCCAGCCATCAGATGCTCTTGAGGGCAGCCAACAAGTCTCTGGAGCGGAACACAGACCTCGGCCGGCTGAATGACTACTTCCGCAGCCACGCTCGCGAGGAGAAGCATCACGACCGCTGGATGAAGCGCGACCTGGAGGAGGCGGGCTACATAGTTGGCGAGTGTCCGCTGATCGCCGCCAGCCTGATCGGCACCGTGATGTACAGCATCGAGTTCCTGGATCCGTGTGCCCTCCTGGGCTGGCAGATCATCGGTGAGTGCTTCTCGATGACCGAGCATCAGCTGGGCATCCTGGAGCTGGGTTGGGGCAAGACGGTGCTGCGCACGGCGCGCTACCACATCACGCACGATCCAAGCCACGCCGCCGAGCTGCTGGCCGTCATCGACGCGCTGGAAGATCCGAGGCGGTTTGCCGTCGTCGAGCGGACAGCGATGGCTACCGCAAGAATGTTCGCAGCAGCCATGATGGATATCGCTGAGTCTGGCATACAATGCACGCCGGTCAGGCACAGCGGTTCCTGTTCAAACCAGAACGTCCTCAATCCGGATGGCGCCTTTGTCGGCGCCGCTACGTGTGGGTGCAACAAGTGACGACGATGATCAAGACGCCTTTCCTGCAGTTCAGTCAGATCGAGCGCTACCTGAAGCTGTCCAAGTCGGAAGCCACTGACAACGGTCCGTACACGCTCACCAAAGACTTCGAGCACGACTGGATCACGATTCACGACCGCAACGGGCAAGCTGTTGGCCAGATCACTGGCGAGCAGGCGATGGAGATCGGCCGTGGAGCCTAGCTTCGGCGCCGAGCCGCGTCGGTGTAAGATATGCGGCGCTCCTGAAGGCAGTCTCCACGCGGTGTCATGCATGGCGCCGACGGTGATTGCCGCCTTCTACCAACCCGCAACAGAAGAACAACAAAATGCGGAAACTCGACTGCGTAGCGACCCACCTCAATAACTTCCGCGTGATCCCGCGGATAGTGATCATCTGGCTATTGCATACGACCTGGAGGGTGGCAGACTGGGCACTACATCTGACCAGGCCGGTGACCGCGGAGGACGTGGCGCTCGTCGGGCTCTTCACCGGGCTCTTCGTGGCATCCTTCAAGTTCTACGTAGACACCGGCGGCATTCAGTCGACAGGAGAATCGCACCGTGAAGACGTATCAGCTGACGCCCCGCATTAAGATTCACTTCGGTGGAGGCAACCTAGTATGGCTGGTAGCTGGCCAGCACAACATCACGCTGGCCTGGATGGGATCGTACGGCGTCCGTCCGAAGTGGATGACCGAGCCGTGCAGCCTGCACGTGCGCATCGCGGGCCTGGCGCTCACCTGGAATCATCCGATCAAGGTGATCACGTGCAGATGCGGGACCTGCCGAATGCAAACGCTGCGGCATTGGAAGTTCTGTCCGGTGTGTGGCGACATCGTCAACAGGTGATAGGATAGCCATCAGTTTTGCGGGGTAGCTCAGTGGTAGAGCAGTCGACTCATAATCGACAGGTCGTCGGTTCGATCCCGGTCCCCGCTACCAGTTTCGTCGGTAGTTCAGAATCAGGCAAAAGCCTGTTATCTGCCGCGGTGTCAGTGCGAAAGCGAGTACGCCAGCAGAGAGTGCGGAAGGCAGAGGCAAAAGCGACGGGCGCTGGTAGCGCGCGCGGGTGGCACCATCCATCCACCAGAAGTCCTCTCGTCCTGAGAACAGCCCGATACAAAGGGCCAGTCGCTGGTTTAAGTCCAGCCCGACGAATCGAGTGAGAGTCAAGACGGGTTCCCGCCGAGCACGTGCGAGAGATAAATCCCCGCCGTCCTGATCGCAACGCGACAGGGATCAATAGCCGGCAACGTGCATGTGCTCTGGGGGTCTGAAGCCTGCCCGCAAGGGAAGAGCCCCCGCCGCGTGCGTAGGCTGGCGCGGAATATCAAGCCGACAGCCTGTTTTATCCGACGGCAGCAATCGACAGCCGTGTGAAGTGGCTGAGGTTCAGCTCAGAGTTGCCGTAACCGTCGCCATCATTGCTGTACGAGTCGCTACCATAGGCGACGCCAGCCCCGCCGCTGTTCTGGAAATAGTTCAGCTGGGCGTAATCGCCCTCGTTCATGAAGATCATCGCTGTCACGCAGGCGCCGGGAGCCGCGCCGCTGTCGCTGAGCAGAGCCGACTGGATGCCGTATTGCGCCTCGCCATTGATGATGATGGTCAGGAAGTTTGCGCCCGAGCTGGTGTTCAGACCACCGGTGGCGACCGAACCGGTGACGCAGTACATGCCGGCTGTTGGCGCCGTGAACTTTGAGACGCCGTCAAACATCGATGACGGGTCGGTCTCGACCGTATCGAAGGTGATGATGGTGTTCGTCGCGTTGGGGATGTTCAGGTTAGACGACTGCAGGTAGGCGCTGGCTGCCAGCGGCGGATCGATGGGCAGCGACGGCGGGTCTGGCGGGTTGAAGTTCGTAGAGGCGGCTGGATTGAAGTTGGTCGACGGCATTGTAGTTATCCTTGTGTTGCCGCCACCGCTATCTCACCGCCCGGAAAAGCCGTCTGTACGCCAGCGCACATAGTGTTCAACCTGACGAAGACTTAATGATGCGGCATGAAGCCATAAATGGGCGCTTTTCGCTTCATGGTATGCTGCCAGCACAATAACAAGCGGTGCCGTGAGTCCTACGCAGGCGAGAGGTACCGACTAAGAAGGTGTCCCAATGCGTGTCCTCCAAGCTGTCGCCCAAGCTCTATCTGCTTCCCTCGCTGGGATCAGTCCGTCGCAGTCCGCTGCGGCCGCATCCGCTCTCGCCATCGGCGCCGAGACGGCTGCTGTAACCGCGCAGGGCGGCACCTCAGTCACGGCATCCGTCGGTTCAACCGGCACCGGCACGTGCAGTTCGACCGTCAACCCGACTCACCTGGTGGTGTCTACCATCTCGGCGGGCGAGATCATCAGCGCTGGCGACACTCTCGCCGGCACGCTCGCTGCGAACTTTCCGGCCAATACCACGGTTGTCAGTCAGCTCAGCGGTACCACGGGCGGCACGGGTACCTACATCATGTCTGCCGCCGCCACCTCGACTGAAGCCACGCCGACAGCCTTCTCGTTCACCTCGAACGTCCTCAACGTCACCGCGGTGGGCGCGACCAGCAACGCACTGTTGCCAGACGGCACCAGCTTGCTGACCGGTACCGGCGTGACGGGCAACGTGGTCACCAGCCAGATCGCCGGCACGACGGGTGGCATCGGCCAGTACCTGATGAACGGCACGCAGGCAACAGAAGCCAGCGAGACCGTCACGCAAGCCAACAACCTGGTCAACGTCTCTGCTGTTACTAGCGGCACGCTGTATCTGGGCTCAGGCCTGGTTGGGGGCACCTCGGTTGCTTTCATCACGGGATTCGTCAGCGGCACAGCTGGCGGAGTCGGGGTCTACACGACCAGTGTTTACCAGGAATACGCCAGCACGACCGTGGACGCCTATGGCGGCGGAACGGCTACGGTGCCTGCCGGCCCCCAGGGTCCGGTTGCATATACGGCTGTTGGGCCTCTACTGAAGCCCAGCGGTGACAACCGCAACGCCCTGGTTGGCGGCTTGCGTGTGCCGGGCGTGGTCTTGAATCCGCCTCGGCCTGTTGCCATCAGCAGCTCCACTGGCACGACCAATGCCGGCGTCACGTTCACCGTGACTGGCCTGGATCGCGTCGGCATGGCCATCACCGAAGCTGTCACTGGCCCGGCGGGCAATGCCACCGTCAATACGCTGCGACTCTTCGCGGTCGTCTACAGCATCACGGCATCAGCTGCGTTCACGGCTGTCGAAGCCGGTTGGGACGGCACCAGCTACAGCCGCTGGATCAACCTGGGCAACCGGATGGGCAACTACCAGTGGAAGCTGATCGTGCTGTCCACGGCAGCGTTGGCCTCAGACGTGTTCATCCAGGCGACCTCCGAGGCCATGAACGCTGTCGCGGCTATCCCGGGTGGTTCGGCGCCCTGGTCTGCCACCGATGACAACGGCAGCCGTTGGACGGGCGGTGACTTCCCGGATGACATCGAACAGATCGGCGGCACGTCGGGCGGCGCCATTACGCTGGCAGCGAACGGCGGCAACGCCGCTTACACCTACAGCTACGTGAGCGACAACAGCGATCCGTGGGCATACGTGCGACTGAAGGTCGCTGCCGGTGCTGACGTGCAGGTCGTGCTGCGGGTGATCCCGACTCGGACGGCGTAATGGCGACCTCTGGCCAATTCGGCTGGGATCCGCTTTACGCAGACCTCTTGCGGGAATGCTTCGAGCGGGCGCTGATCGACCCGGCTCTGGCGCCCTACAACCAGATCGAGTCGGCCATCCGCTCATCCAACTTCGTCATGCAGGCGCTGTCCAACGCGGGCGCCAAGCAATACGAAATGCAGTTCTACCAGTACACGGTGGTGCAAGGTCAGGCCGCCTACGTGTACCCCGCCGAATTCCTGCGGCCGTTTGTGGTTACGCGCACCCGAGCTGGCGTCCAGATCCCCGTGCTGTCGATCAGCCGCTGGGACTATCAGGATATCCCCGTCAAGTTCGCCGTTGGCGCGCCGTCAGAGTGTTTCTGGGATGCGGGCGGCGACTACGCCGGAAGTCCGCGCACCATGTACCTGTGGCCGGTGCCGGAGAACAGCACCGACTTGATCAGTCAGTGGATGATCCGCACGCCAGAGGTCATCACCAGCCTTGCCGAGACGGCGCCCATCAGCACTGAGTGGCTGGATGCGTTCTGCGACGCACTCGCGCTGCGCATCGCGAAGAAGTTCAACCCGGCTGCCGTGCAGCAGAACGACATGGTCAATCAGGCGATGGCCACCATGTCTGCGGCCCGCCAAGCCGACCGCGAGACCTCGCCGGCTCGCTTCCGCATGTCCTCCCGCGGCCGGCGCGGATGGCGATAAGCCATGCCGCTCTACCTAGGAAAGAAAGGGCAAGGCTACATTGTCCAGATCGGCTTCTGTCAGCGCTGCGGGTGGAAGTACTTGCGCACAGAGCTGACCGAGGACGACTACATCAAGGGTCTGCTGGTGTGCATCTATTGCCACGACCCGGATCAGCCGCAGCGCTACTCAGTCGAGCCGCGCGCCGAGGGCTTCCCGCCGCTGTTGCCGTCGCCAGACCAATACCCGGGCCCGAATGCGACCGTGCTCAGCGGCTCGTATACGAGCGGCACTGTCAATCTATCGTGGACGCCCAGCGTCGACAACGCCGACCTGATCAACGAGTACTTCGTCTACCGCCAGACCAATGGCGGACCTGGCGTGCTGATTGCCAGCGTGCCTTTCGAGACGACCTTGGAGTTCATCAACGGCGAGCAGCAGTGGGTGAACAGTCCGACCGTGTATGCCGACGACACCGTGGAGGCTGGCAACACCTACGCCTACTACGTGATCGCGGATGCCGTAGATCATCGCCTCAGCCCGCCGTCGAACACCTGGATGCTGGTGCCGGCACCGGTGCTGACCGGCCAGCTGAGCGGCGAGAACGTGCTCCTGAACTGGAGCGGGCCGCCCGTAGTCACCGTCGCAAGCTACCAGCTGTACCGCGGCATCAACGGCGCCAACCCCACCCTGCTCACGACGACCGCCGGCAATGTGTTCACGTACACCGATACCAGCGCCGAGGCTGGCGAGCCGAATGCTTATTACGTGGTAGCTATCCTGGCTGCAGGCCAGAGTCTGCCGTCCAACACCGTCACCGAGACGCCCAGCGGCCCGATCATCGTGACCAGTCAGACCGGCCTCTTCTACGTCGGCGCGTTCGAAGCCAACGGAACCGGCTACTCGGACGGTGGCGAGCAGCCGCTGCCCTACAGCTTCGACGGCCATCCGTTCCCGGTGGGCTCCATCAGCTCGACCGTGCTGGGGCACCTGTTCATCGGCTCCATCGGCGTCAGCTCTGGCGAGCTGATCCTGGGTCTGTACAGCGGCAATCTGGCCAGTCCGCCGACTGAGTTAAACTTCACCTCGATGACGATTGCCGGCAAGACCTACACGCAGGCCGATGTGTTCTTCACTCAGGCGCCTGCGTACGGGAATACCGATCACTCGCTGTTCTACATCACACTGCAGGGCTCGAATCCGTTCAGCAACGGCGAGCCGACTGAGATCACATTCACGGGTGTCACCTAATGAGCGGCCTGATTTATACCTACGAAACGATGGCTGCCGCCTTGCAGCAGTGGCCGGAAACCGACGACCCGGAGTTCATCGCCGCCCTGCCGAACATCATCACGGAAGGCGAGCAACAGCTCATCCGTTTGTTCGGCCTGCAGATCTTCGAGTCCACCGATGCGACCGGCATCACCGAGAACAGCAACCAGCTGGAGAAGCCGCTCGACATGATCACCGTCGAGGAGATGTACTACGACGATCCGAACAACAACTTCATCACCCAACAGATGATCAAGATGCACCCGGACTGGATCCGCGCCGTCAACGGAAGCGCGACCAACCCGAACACGGGCAGCCCGAAGTACTTCTGTGAGAGCGACACGCTGACCTGGAACATCGCGCCAGTCCCGAACTTCACCGGAACGATGACGCTGCAAGTCGTGCGGCGGCCAGACATGCTCAGCGCAGATCTGCCTACCGGCACCAGCTGGCTGGCAGCCAAGTACGGCGACATCCTGTTCCTGCAGTGCCTGATGGTGGCCGAGCGGTTCCTGAAGAACGACGACCGATGGGCTGTGGCCAAGCGCGAATTCGACATCCAGCTGCCGGGCGCCAAGACCGAGACGAGCAAGCTGCGGCGGGTGATGAGCGAAGACCACATCATGAACCGCGACATCCAGCGGCCGTCCAATGCAGAGGGTCCGCCAAACAGCCTCTAGGCGCCTGCTATAATGCGTCCCACGAGGTACTGTAAGGCCGCCTAGACGGCTCAATGTATCTTAAAAGATACCTTAACCCACTTAAGGTCTCTTTTATGACACCCAAGGACCAAAATAGATGCCGTCATCCCCCTCAGATCTTCTGCTCCTGCAACTCATGGCCGATGGTGAGGATGAGAACAGCTGGGGCGACAATACGAACGTCAACCTGCAGTTGCTTGAGCAGGCCATTGCCGGCGAGACCGACATCGTAGCTGGCGACACGAACATCACGCTGACCGACACCGACTACGCGACCGACCAGGCGCGCTGCCGCTGCATCAGCATCACCGGCGCGCTGACGGCAGACATCCTGCTCATCATTCCCTCCCGCACCAAGGACTACCTGGTGCGCGATGAGACGACCGGCGACTTCACGATCACCGTCATTACGGCCGCAGCCGGCGCCACCGGCGTCACCACCGAGCAGGGCAGCTGCACGGCGATGTATTGCGACGGCACCCATGTGATCTACGTCAGCGCGCAGGGCTCGACGAACGCGACCAGCCTCATCGGAGTGCCGGGCGCCGACTTCGCGCAGCTCGTCCAGCAGTACAGCGATCCGCCGACCGACTCAGATCCGACCCAGCAGCTGTGGACGGGCGGCCAGGCCAGTGCGTTCGTGGATC